GAGTTTTGGATTCCATATATCTCACCAGTTGATAGAAGAGTCCACAAATATTTTCCAGACTTCATTATCAAAGTAAAAGAAAACACAGGTCATATCAAGACTTATGTTGTTGAAGTGAAACCAAAGAGACAAACACAACCACCTAAAAAGAAATCAAGAGTTACTAAATCATATCTGTATGAATGCAAAACATATGCAGTGAACCAAGCAAAGTGGAAAGCAGCAGTTGAGTTCTGTGAAGACAGACGGATTCAATTCAAAGTAATCACAGAGGACGAACTCGGAATCAAATGAACCGTATCGAACCAGAAAAGCAGGACATTCAATCCGAAAAAAATCTTGATGACAGGATGGAACTGATAATGTATGCACTGAATGATACTGTAGCACCTGTGCCAGAAGAAGGCAACATCTGCACCTTCAAATATTATGCAAAGACACCTAATATAAAGTATGATCAACACCCACTAGTTGCAGTGACTGAATTATTTCAGTGGGGATTTCGTGGAATCAACTTTCATCTCAGGAAGTATAGACAATACACCTGGGGAGAACTAGGAACTCAAGTCTACATCGTTCAACGGGAAGAACTTGATGACCTACTATCATTAGATTATGAAAAGATAGTGCTAAATAAGTAAAAAGAACCATATCTAATGGCATCTGCAAAGAGTGGTATAAGCAAAGTGACAACTGGAACCAGTGTCCGCAATAGACGTGAAAACTTCTATCAGACAGAAGTTACCACGCTTGCTGATGGTAGTGTAAAAAGAGAAACATTTAGAACTGATAAAAATGGAAATAATTCCGTAAAGATTTCGGAAGTTACTGCTGATAAAGATGGTAATATTACTAATGATACAACATTATCTACAGCATCAAAGGAAGAAAGGAGATCATTACAAAACCCAAACTCTCAACTAAGAAATTCAATACGACAGCAAACTAAAGAAGCTGGAGATAAGGCACAAGCAAATTCAATAGATCCAGGTGGAGCATTAGAAAAATCAGGTGGTGGATCTGGTAATACTGCAACAGATCAAGAAACAGGAGACTCTCAGGCAACAACAACATCATCACCCAGTAGCACCAGAGACTTTGGGGACATGCAGTATCCTGCGACTATAGCAGAAGGTCAAGATACTATTACATTTACTGCATTAACATATGCAGTAAAAACACTTGAAGGATTTACATTTGGTGGTAGAGAAAGAGTTGGTCCTGGTGGTGGAGGAGGTAGAAGTAAAGGAACAGTAACTCTTCCAATTCAATCTGGTATTAAAGATCAGAATGCTGCTGGTTGGGGTGAAGACAAAATGACCGCAGGAGATATTGCAAAAGCAGGGGTAGCACTGAAAACCATCATGGAAGGTGGTGGTGGTTTTTCTGAGTCTATAGGAACACTAGCTAATCAAGCAGTAGGTAGTAGTGAAGATCTTGCAACAGCAGTTGGAACTAAATTTGCAGAAAATGCTGCCGGTGTTAAAGGACTTTTAGCAAGAACTCAAGGTAAAGTTATGAACCCCAACCTTGAACTTCTTTTTGATAAACCAACCCTGAGACCTTTCTCTTTTCAGTTTAAGTTATCTGCTCGTAATAAAGAAGAAGCAGCAACGATTGTTAAGATTATTAGATTCTTTAAACAAAACATGGCACCACAAAAAGGTGGTGGAAGTGGTGGAACATCTGCAAACTTATTCCTAAAGGCACCGAATACTTTTCAAATACACTACATGCATGAAGGATCAAAAGAGCATCCATACATAGGTAGGGCAAAAGAATGTGCGATGACATCATTTGAGGTTGACTATACTCCAGATGGAAACTACTCCACACTCAAAGATGGATTTATGACATCATATACAATATCAATGTCATTGAAAGAACTTGAGCCAGTATTCTACGAAGATTATGATGATATTCCAGAGGATCAAATAGGTTTCTAAGATGTCAAACTACTTCAACCGAGTTCCAGATTTTGAATATGTTAGCAGACTTCCAGATGCTAACATATCAGATTATATTCCTGTAAAAAATTTATTCAAAAGAGGTCAACTCAGGGAAGACATCTTCCAAGATCTTTCTGTATTCACAAAGTATCAGATCAAAGGAGATGATCGTCCTGATAATGTTGCTGCTGATTTTTACGGAGACTCTAATTTAGATTGGTTGGTTCTGGTCTGTAATAATATTCAAAACATTCAAACAGAGTGGCCATTGACTCAAAGAGGATTTGATTCATTCTTGTTGGAAAAGTATGACACCTATGAAAATATGAATGCAACACACCACTATGAAACTGTAGAAACCAAGAACAGTTTGGGTGTTGTAATGGTAACACCAGGTCTTAAAGTTCCATCAGATTATAGTATCACATACTTTGATAAGGGTGCGTATCAAACATCAAGACCAGTCAAAGAAGTGACAAATTATCAGTATGAAGAGAAGTTGCAAACAGATAGAAGAAATATTTTCTTACTGAAACCAAGATACACCCAGATTGCATTGGATGATCTTGAGATTCTCATGTCATATAAAAAAGGTTCTAGTCAATATAAGACTAGAACCTTAAAAACGGGTGATAATATTAGAATTTACTAAAGGTCACTTGACCAATAAATTAGCATAAGCTGCGACGACCAAAAGAGTCAGGCACAGTTGATTATATCTCATCACTCCTCAGCAAGTTTCTGGAAATAGGACAGAGCATCATCTTCATCTTCACTTGAGGAAGAGGTGGGAGTGATGTCAGGTGCGTTGAAGTCAGACTTCGCAACCCTGGCAGGTGTGGGTTCTTTAGACTTAAAGTCTGGAGTGAAAGAACCACGATCATTGTCCTCATCTGCAGTCTCCTCATCGAAACGAGCAGGTGCAGACTTCTTACCAAGAACCATCTGCAAACGATTCTGCAGTTGATCATAGGACTTGAACTGATCAGCAGCAGTCAGAGCAGTCAGTGAATACTGCTTCTTCCATAGTGCTTCCAGTGCATCGTCATCATCCAGGAGAGGAGAAGGTGCTGCGAACTCAGAAGAATCATAGTTCCAGTAACCTGCAACCTTCTTCAGTTTGAGTTTGAAGTTAGCACCCTGCCAGAAGTCAAAAGGATTGATGGCAGTCTCATCCTCATACTCAGGTTGCATTGCTTCCATGATCTTGTCGAAGATCTTCTTACCAAACTTGTAGAGGAA